TTCTGCACTCCTACCTGCCGCAAGAGATCCTATACCAGATCCTATGGATGCACCTAATGGACCACCAAAATACATACCAATAGCACTACCAATCAATGGTGCGGCTTTTTTTAATGATCTAGTGATGTTTTTAAAAATTCCCATAGTTTATACTACCAATAATTTGTTGTTTCTACAATCCTATATTCTAGTTATCGCACTTGTTGTTACTCTTGTTTTAGATAATTCTTGTATACTAAGAATAACATGCATTCTATCTGCATGTCCTGCTGTGACTTTAACAACTTCTCCAGCATTTAAAATAAGATCTTTTGATAAAAGTTCTATTGTTGAATTGGCATTTACTGTAAAAGGACCACCAAAAGCAAATTCGTGACTAGTTACTGCTCCAGAGCCATTTAAACCATCCCCAACTATATCAACTTTAATAGTGCTTGAACTACCAGAAGTATTAGCAGCTAGTATAGAATGTACAATAGTTGCATTAAAATCGGCATCACTAGGAACTGTATATAAAGTCTCCTGATCTGTTGTTGTTAAATCTATTTTAACATTTTTTACACCCTGAATATATTGAGGAATACTGGTTATAAGCATTAGCGTCTACCATCCTGTCTTATGTCTATTCTAGGTGTACCTAATTTATATTTTGTACCCAGTGTTGTGGACTCTACTTTTAAGGCAAAGGATCTTCCTCGTAAACGATAATCTAATTTTTCTGTAAATTGTTCAACAGTACTAGGTGATTCTCTAGTTGCTGTTTTTGATGCTGACTGATCGTTTCTTGGTGCTGCACCAGGATTGTTTCTCGTTTTAACAGTAAAACTTACTGAAGGGTTTGTTGATGTAGAACCATTAAATGTTATATCTGGTATAACCTGTCTTAAAGAAACAAATTTATCGCCATCACCTATGTCAATAGGAGATGATTCAACAAAGGATGTCATAGCAGTCCCATCATCATCAAAACCCACTTCATGATTATAAAGATACTGATTACCAGTAGCTTGTGGCAGAGTTCTTATACCTCTATCAATCCATGCGTCTCTTGCTAGTGTTCCATAATACCAAACTTTATCTAAATAATTATAAGCAACATACTTATCTATTTGTGTATTAGTATTATTATTAGCACTCGATGATGGATAAAACCATAATAACTCACTAAACTCTGAGTTAACACCTACATGAACTTTATCACGCTCTGCAAAATTAAAATCTAGAAATACCTTATCTTTTACTGTGCATGGTAGTTGTATCGTTTGACCACCAGAATAAACATAAAACGTATCTACACCCATCCAGAACACTGCATCTTCAACAGCAACAGCAGAAAAAGGACTCATGATAGTTATGTTCTTTGATAGTTCTTGAAGACCAAACGTAAATGGTGGACCTATAAACTTCATGGCGTGTAGTGTTTTATTAGTGAAGACGAGTATCTGTTGTTTTGTTTCAACAGCTTGTACGAAGGTAGATCCACCACCTAATCTTAAATCACCTGCTGTATTCGTAGCAGTTGGAAAGAAATCCACTGGATTTTCTTGTGAGGAGAAACGTATCAACAATGGATCTTGCACACCATCACCTTGTTTAGTCGCACTTTGAGTAGCATTTGACGCAGTTGGTCTTTGACCTAATCCATCACAACCAAACACAATAACATGTCTATCTTGATCTGATACAAGAACTTGTTTAGCTATTGTAGGCACACTTGTTTGTCCAGAGGAAAAAGTACTTGTTGCACTTAATTCTTTTGCTCTTGTGGTTACATCATCTGTTGCGTCCCAATAAAACAACCCACCATCTCTTGGATTAATTATTAAGTCTTCACCAAAATTGTCATGTGACCACAATCTAATCTGTGCTCCAGGCGTTGTAACCTCTGCTCTAGATCCCCATCCTACAAAGTCCTTAAGATTTTTACCGTCAACAAGCTCATTACCAACTGCTAGTCTAACAAGAGTTCCATCTGCATGAGCCGAGGCAACTGAAAAAGAATTAGAATCTTGAGTGTCACTTGCATCTCCTGTGGTAGGTGTTGAGTTTGCATGTAATCCACTATGTCCTCTTACTACCGTTAAATCATTAGTTGAAACTCCAGAAACAAACAATAGTTCTTTTTCTATTAAAATAACATCACCAGTAGATATTCCAGTTCCACTTGCAACCGTTAAGGTTGTATCAGAAATAGAATACTCCGACCCTTCATTTATTGTTGTTGCTAAAGCACCAGATGTTGTGCCACTCCATTGTCCAGCACCCCAACCAGTTCCACCAACTGTGTTATCAAGTCCTACATTGAGTTGAAATTTTAAGGTAACACTCCCTGAACTTTTTGCTGCACCAGTTGTAGCAGAACTTGCAGTAGTACCAACATTTATTCTAAATTGATTAGAGCTTACAAGTTCTGTTATTTGATGTTCTGCATTTAACACTGAAGCTGCTATTCCGCCAACAGACGCATCTGCATTAGATATCGTAACAAAATCGTTAAGATTTGCACCGTGTGCAGTTACGTTTACAAGAACTGTTTGAAAAGTGCTATCAGAAGGATCTGACACTGTATTAGTGGTAAAAGTAACATTAGTTGCTACTGTTGATCTTTCTGGTGTTATATCATTGAAAGTCTGACCCTCTTCAATATAATATTTAAGATGTGTGCCAATGCCCATAAAATCAGAGCCATCAAGTGCTACCCAGTTATGTAGCCTTCTGGCACTACCTAAATATTGATTAGTGCTATATTTCTCCCAACCACCAAACTTTTCTGGAAAACCAAAACGAAATCTTACTTTGTCACCATCAACAAAACCACCTTCGTTACTGTAAGATGTAATGTCAGATACAATACCAGGTTTAAATTTTAAAGCTGTCATAGGCATTATGCTACATCTCCAGTTAAAGTACCACTACCAGTACGAGTGACATTACTATTTCCTTGTATTGATTTACCAGATGCACCTCCAGCAGTTCCACTTGCTCCATTTGTTGGTGCAGAAGATGGAAAACTTACGCTTGATCCACTACCATTACTGCCTGTTGATCCAGATGCTCCAGATGCTCCAAATGCTCCACCAGCACCGCCTGTTCCACCAGCACCAGCATTATTAGACGCACCACTGGCACTTGATCCTGCCGCAGCAGATTGATTGTACCCTTGACCAACACCCCCTGCACCACCAGAAGTGCCACTCTGTATTGCTAAACAAGTTCCAGAAACAGAGAAACTTAAACTATTGTAATAAAAATTTGGTGCTGTATCCCCTGTATGTGCAGTAGTTCCATAAGTGGTAAAATAAGTGGTTGTAGATGCTGTAATATTTGCTGTACCACTATTAGCAACAGATGTTCCCTCACTTGATGTACTTGTACTTACAGAGATTGTTGGTGTTCCATATCTTTGACCATAAGCAGCACTAATCGCAGCAGAAACAGTGTATACGCCAGTTGTATTTGTTTGTGCAGATATATACATCGGGCCTCTGTTTGCACAGTTTCCATTTAAACCATCTCCTGCACCTCCACCATGATTCACTCTAAATTGTTCTGATGAACCAACACCATATCTTGCGTATTGTCCGTTTATTCCTCTCCAACGTCTATCACCAACAACGCCTTGTCCATCTAAATCATTTCCAGATGAACCATACACAGTAAACCAACTTGGTGAGTTATTTTGTGGTGTATTATAATTACCAAAAGCACCACCACCGACATCAGTTACGCTTGAGAAAGTGGCATTAGCAGTATAAACACCATTACCACCAGTGCCTCCAGTACCACCACCGCCACCACCAGCTTTAATTGCACCATTATTAACAAGTGCCACCGCAACACTTCCAGCAACCTCAAGGGCATTACCACCAGCCGCACCTGCCGCACCACCAGCACCTTCGATACTACCCTCGTTTGTGATAGTTATTGAACCAACACCATTGCTTTCTATTGTTAAAGCAGCATTAGATGTACTGGTTGCACCAATAGTATGTCCTGAACTTATAACAAGTTGTTTTGGATAATCTACTTCAAAATCATCACCAAAAATAGTGTCTGCACTTTGATTTGTGTTGCCATCACTGAATGTTTTTTTAAAAGCTCTTTCTTTACCATAAAAATCATTCAGAGATATTGGATTACCAGAACTAGGCACACCAGCCGACATATTAGTTGAAGAATTATTACTAGCATTAGCACGAACCAATGAACCACCAAGATAGAACTCACTCAATCCTCGACTTGGTAAATTAGATCCAGGATTATAATGTTCTTCAATATTTTGAAATGATATAGTTCCAGATGCTTGTAATGCTGCCATTATAAACTTGTTCCAAACGCTGTTATATTATTAGCTGATGTTACTGCACCATTAGTTCCTAATTTAAATACTGTAGTACCACCATATTTAAATAATAATTCATTATCTGAGTCTAAAGATATCGCCCAACCACTAGATCCAAATAAGATTGCCTTTCCATTGGTATCCAAATCCCCTCCAAGTTGAGGACTTGTGTCTCCCACTAAATCTGTTGGAACTGTTGCCACATTCGCATTTGCACCAGTGCCGTCAGCAAAGATTATACCAGAAGTGTTAGTGGCTAAAGCTACCGTGCTCCCTGATCCACCACCTTGTTTTACTGTAGCAGTTTGGTTAGTTGAATTTTTTATAAAAAACCATTTTTGTTGATCGTTAGGATCTATCGTTAAATTAAACGCACCAGAAGGAGAACCAGACAAGACTAAAACTTTGTAATGTCCTTCTGATAAAGTACCATTAGTTGTAGTTAAAGTTTTATCGCCAGTAATCGTTAAAGTAACGACTCCATTTAGTGTTCTATCTATTATCTTTAAGTTGTTGTTAGTTGTGTTGCCCCAAGTACCTGCTTGTTCACCAGCACCTATTAGTTCAACACCTGTGTTATCTGTATATGTACTAGCCATGTTTACCTCACTATTTCTGTATATGTCTCTGTGCCACTAGGCGTAATTTCTGTCCATGTCTCTGTGCCAGATGGCGTAATTTCTGTATATGTTTCTGTCGTTGCATCTGTTGTTACTGCTACAAACAGTATATCTCCAGATGTTGTTTTTGTAAAACTCATTTGTTGTGTTGTTGTACCAGGAGTTGTAAAGTTACCTTGAGCAGTTTGTGTAAAGTTGCCATCCAAACTTGCAGTCGCTTCATTTACAAAAGCTATGTTTTCTGCGGTAATTATAAAATTACTACTGAGATCAATGTTTCCACTAGCTTTAGTGCTAACTTCTGTAGTCTGAGTGAATATTCCACTCATACTAGATACACCAACAAGTGTGCCTACACCCACAGTAGCAGAAGAACCTATGGCACTCATCTCTGCTGTTGCTATTTGTACTACACCACCTACATCGGCAATAGCTGCATCAGCAATAGCAGAATGACCTAACATTAATCAGCATCCTCTATTTTAAGTGTGCCTTCTTCAACTTGTTTTAATATTTCTGCGTAGTGTCTGTTTTTAGGATCTAATGGTATATACATTGTTTCACCATCTATTGTAGCTTTGATTTCTGAATTATTACCTTCTAAATCTATGTTATATTGTGCTGATTTTATATTCATATTATTCTCCTATAGCTCTGCATCAAAAGAAAAATCATAAAGATAATAAGCTGTAGTTACATCTACACCTCCTGAAATATATCTAAACATATAATTTTCATTAAGAATACCTGCTGTTCCTGTCGAGCCATTACCTGACAAAGCAACAGTAGGTGTTGCTCTCATTTTAACGGGAAAGTAAAACAAATATGCTTTATAAGAAGCATTATAATTGTATTGATAAAGTCTATGTGCATTAGTTCCCCCAGAATATTCGTTATAATAACGTCTACACAAACCTAGTTCTTCCCCAAATGACCTATGCTCAAATGGTGTTACTGTTCCTACTTCAATTTGCACTCCAGTGAGGTCAAAAGTTGCATTATTTGTGCCTTGCCAATTTTCACTATAAACTGGAGTTTGTGTTGAGCCACTTCTGTCATACCAAGTATTATTAGAAACACCTGAATCACTATAATTTGTTCCACTATAAGGTCTGATACTAAACTCAAGACCACTGCCAGTATCATTATTTACTGTTATACCTGAATCACCGGGAATCACTTTGGTAAACTTTGTCCAAGTGTTTGCAGATAAAACAACTGGTGTTACAAATGCTCTTTGTGTTCCGTCCACACTTTTAACAACACAAGAATATGTACCAGCTAAACTTGTTCTAACCCAAAATGATACTCCAATGTTTGAACTTGAAGATGTATAATCCCAACCAGAATTTGCAACATTTTGTGCTTCAACATATTGTATAATATAACAAAAATCACTAGATGCACTTGAGCCACCATTTGTAGTAAGCCTTAAATGTTTTCTAAAACCATCATCATATGGACTACCAGAAGATAAATCTTCTTGAGTATGAGTAATTGTGCCTCCACCATAAGCAATATTAAATCTATCAACACTATCATATCCACTTGTAGTGCTTGATGTACCCCTCTGTGCCACTTGCATTGCACCATTGATAATAATATTCCTTCGCCCACCGATCTGACTATTGGTTAGGACTTCACCCATCTTTGCTAATTCTGCTGCTTTGGTCAAATTAGTCTCCTGTAAATTTATCTGCGTCTGCTATGGCTTTGTCTATAACAGTGAAGTCTTCTTTATCCCAATCAGTCAATGCCTTTTGATATTTAAGATATCCAACACTTCTTCTTACTCTTGCTTTCTTTTCATCATGTGTCATATCATATCCAAAGTCTGTATCTTTTGCATCACTGCCTTTTGCATGAGTAGCAATTACAACATTAATTGTATTTGCACCATCTAGACAAGCCTTATATGCTCGTGCTATTTCGTCTGCTGGTCTTGACATTTTTTTATCCTTTCTCCAATGCTGTAACTCTGCTAATTAAATCAGCGATCTGCGTTGCTTGTGTTGCGTTTTCTGTTTTAAGTGCGGTTACTTCTGTTGATAACTCTTGTATTGCTT